CCTAATGCTGGGATATACGGTGCTTCGCTTTTGACACCTCCCCACATATTTCCCCTTGAAAACATTGCTGCTATTGCATCGTCAGAGTTCAGTCCTATCATCTGACGGTTGCTGACCTTCTCTGCAATATAATCAAGCAATTCGGTGAACTGTGCCATCGTCGAATATGAGCCAGTCCCTGTACCAGTCCTTTCCATGTGACCGCCGAATGCGATTATACAATTATGCCCAATAGCTCGATCCACTAAGGCTTTTGCACCTGTAAGCATGGTATTGGAATCCGTAGAATACCTTGTAAATTTCCACGGATTCATATTTGGAGTGTTATATCCACTTCCTCCGAAGACAAAACCGTAATTATAGTATTTACCTACCAAGGATTGCGTGTGTGGATTGTTCTCCCAATTATTCCAATACGCTATACCGTTATGCGAGAGGTTGAATAGGTCAAGAAATGTGTTATTACCCTCAATCGCTGCAATAGCTTCGCTGTCGCGTATATTAGATAGTCCAGGAAAAGAGCCACTAGGAGGATTTACTGTTACGCCATGGACACAGCCGTGACCTATGGTGCCATGACCTCTTCTTACCCAGCCAGCCAACTTTTGTCCGAGTGCATTCTGTGGAGTTAGATTAACTATTGTTCCTATGGTAGCAAGAGTAGCCTTCAAACCTCTTGCTTCAAGCATTGATACTAACGTATCATCGTTGGAGTTGTTGTCATCATAGATGAATACGACTATCGGAATACTTGATGCACTTGCTGGGGTTACCGCTTTGGAACTTCCACTCTCAATTGGTGTACCATCGAGCAGAAAATATTTCTTAGCATAAAGACCTTCGCTCGTGAACTTAGTATATGTTTCAGAACCGTCGTCAGAGGTCATTTCTATTTCTTCATATTGCGTGTCTGTACCTTCTTGACTTATCGGCAGATTACCACCTCCACCATGAGCACGAACATACTCAGCAACAGCCTTAGAGGATGGTGCATGAGTTGTGCTTGGTGTATTTCCTATATCACCATCTATAATGGATTTCCCTTGCATATCAAGAAATGCCTTGGACTTAATTCCGTATGGGCCTATCTTGGCATACTCCTGTGTTTCTGCATTATTTCCCCAAACTTGCTCTTCGACTTCAGACTGAGTTGTTTCTTTCTCAATAGGATTATGAGCATCAACATAGTCTTTGACTGCTTTAGTTGTAGGAACATTAGTTGTGCTCGGATTCTCGCCAATAGCGTTGTCCTTAGTAGGCAGGTCAGACATTCTTGCTACTTGCTGTCCTCCTCGCTTTAGATTTGAGAAATCTGCGCCACCAGGATCAATAGAACCTACTATGTTTTCAGAGTTGTCTTTGATGACGATAATTTCTTCTTCGTCTTCTGTTGTTTCCCTGCTTATAAATCCAACGATACCAGCTTGGTTTAGTTCTTGAAGATATGCTTGTGTTATTGCAATGATCTTATCTTTCTCCTGATCGTTGAGGTTGCGCATCTTCTCGAAGATGTTTGCAACAATCTGGGGAGTGATTGAAGCAGCGACGTTCATAGCTGCAAGCTGTTGTATAAGCTCGTGCACTTGTTCGGTTGTAACAGTTACTTCTGCCATAATATTTTTTTTTTATTTGTTTTCCACAAAAATAAACACCGATGACGAAAAACTAAAAGACAAAAGCGCGACCTACGGCCACGCTTGTTTATTGAACTTGTCTGTTTCGAACACATCTGATGTCATGCCGAGGAACTGCCTGCCTACGTTGTCGGCAAGGAACTCCTTCAGATTATAGAAGGAAGCAAAATATTTGATAGAGAACCATCGTTTCGCTACTCGCATCTTATCCCTGCCAATGTCGCCCGGATTGCCACGAGCTACTTCTTTGCCTACACCTCTGTCTTGCCAAAGGCCATAAGTCCTGAACGCTTGCGAAAGCTCAATCTGCAGAAACTTTCCGTCAGCATTGCAGCGCACGCCGATGACGGAATTAAGCAGCGTACCCGTATCGATGACATCGAGCAGGGTAATACGCTCCTTCCATATCTTCACCATCGTATCGTTGAATGCAAGGATGAATTTCTTGCGCTCTTCCAGAGAAGCTTCGACGCCTGTATTTACATTGATTGCCATTAGTAGAATGCTTTATTATACTCTTCAGAAAACACACGATCATTCCACTCTTCTGAGTTATAGCGTAGGTCGGTATATACTTCCGTAGCGACATTGAAATAAGCACACGCGCAACCTTGTGCGAAGTAAGGTCCTATTTCCGTGAACTGGATGCGCTCGTCGAGGTAGATGTGATTTTCTCTGAGCTTAGTTTTTTCGAGGATAAGCACAGACATAAACTGACGGAATAGCTCACGCATTACTTCGAAGCATTGTGAACGGAGATCCAGACGGTCAATAGGATAGCGCATGGCAAGAAACACCGTCTTCACTCTTCGAGTGTGCGGTGCATTGTTGATTGCCATGTAGCCGTCATCCTCCGTCTGGACACAGACAAACGCTGTTTGCTTCTGTGCATTGGCAAGGACTTCCTCGAATCCATGCAGACCGCTAACACGTGCATAATAGAAGTTATGCTGTTGGGCAAGCTTATTAGCACGTGTCAGGATGCGAAAGAAACTTTCTGCATCCCAATTAAAGACTTTCTCGTTCTCCATATCACTTCTTTGATGGATATTTACGTTCTAGTTCTTGGTAGTCTCGTGCCTTTGCGTCAAGTTCTGTGAGCGCCCTCCACGTATCCATTGCAAGAACCTCTTTTTCTTTGGTTATGTCACCGCCAGTAAGCGCACGTATCTGGGCATTCATGGCAGCTTTGACTTGCTCGCCTGTCAGAGCATTGCCTGAACCGTTAGGAATTCCGTTAAAGAAATGCTTGAACTCAGAGTTAAAGTAATTCTTCAAGGATGCCCACCAATACATAACAGAGATGCGTTCCGTGCCGTTAAGCACGATACGCCCAGAGTTATACAGTATCTTCCCCATTTCGTCAAGAAGATCATCGCGCTTAGTAGCGAGATAGCCTTGATAAAGATTATCGCACATGATGAACTTCTTAAACGGCACTTCCGAGAAATTGTGTGGCAGAGCTTCATAACGTCCAATCTTTCTGAGGTTGGTAGGATATGTAGGCATTTCGTCCAGAAACGAAAGATTGTCCATGCAAGACGCAATAAGAAGCGGTGAAGCGAGGAAATTTTTACGTCCTTTCTTCAGCATATACGAATTGCCGATCTGAGAAACGACTTCGAGATCCCCCCATCTGAAGATGCAATATGTCTTCAGCTCGTCGGAAGAAAAGCCGAGCGAAAGCAAACTGAAAAAGTATTTCAGTTTAGCTTGATTCATATCTCGCCACGATTTCGGGAGTGTAATATCTATATCCATGATAGAGATTAGGTTTTAGAGATTATTATTAGAACCAGAAACCCTTCGACTCCTTTTCGTTTTCAAAAGTGTAGTCCTCGAAGAGGAGCGCCGTATCAGATGATGCCCATTCCGAGAAAGCTTCCGGGTTTTTCTTAATGTAATTTACCATTTTTTCGAGGTCTTCATGTGTTGGTTGTTCTTCCTTCAATGAAGCGACGATGAAGCCACGTATCATTTCAATGAGTCGTGCTTCAATGTCGGTGACGGTTGCATTAAGAAGGGACTGGCAAAGCCTGTCCATAACGGCAACCGACACGAAGTTAATAGCAATCATCCTCTGAAGACCTTGTATCTCACGAATATGCGCCTGATACCAGTTCCATGAAGGAGCATCTTCACCACACTCTGAGGATATTTCAAGGTTCTGTATGATGGTTTTACCCCATTTTCTCCCCGGCACAGAGTCCATCCACGTAGAATTACCATGCAGAACATTGACGAGCTGATTGATAGAGAGGTCACGCTCTAATAGCGTCTGTTCTCTTAGGCTAGCCACTCTTTCCTTGGATGCAGGAGCAACGTTTTGGTTAGATACTATGCCAAAACCATTAGGCGTAAGTACAAGGTCAAGATGCGGGATTGCACGGTGAAAGGCATCCATCACGACAATGCGCTTTGCCAGCTCTTTCTGGTCTTCAGACAGAGCCGAATAAGTCGCATGGTCGCACACCTCTACATTAAGCCAGAGTTCCGCCACTTTGAGGAACTTCAGCATCTTATCATATAGCGGATTCTCACCTATGACAGACGCAAACACATTAGGAATGTATTCGAGCAGTTCAGTATTTGTTTCTATTATCATTCTTCTGTTGTTTTGTTGTTCTTGTCAATAGTCACTTCTTTTGCATCCTTGTTTTCATCAAGCGTGGTAAGCTGAATAAACGGATAGTTAGGCTTAACACCTTCCCATTTGTTCACCTGAATAATCAGGTTATGAACAAGTGAGATAAGGTCATGGTAAGGCTTCTGAAGAGCTTGTGCGATTGTATAGAGTTCTCTTTTATCAGAACCGCTGTTGTTGGTCTGAGACTTGGAAGGAACAGAGCCGACTAGGTTAGAATGAACTCGCATGGCGAAGCAAATCATGTTCACAGCTTCAATCATATCTGTTGCCCAGTCACCACCTTGTTTACTGTCTTCATCGATGCGAGTAATCTTAACATCGTGTATCTCCTTACCGTCTGGCGATACGTAGAAGTTGGCAAACAAAGCTTTTCCGCTGTTTTCCGCACCTGTCAGATAGTCTATGATTTTCGTCTTTTCCTCACGTACGCGCTTTTTTTTCTCCACATCGTCTGTAATTCCGGCAGCCCTAAAGAGCCTTTCAAAGTACTTGTCGGAGATTTCGACGAGGTACTTGATAGGTGCTGAGTTCTTAAGGTTTGCCTCTTTAGCTACACCTATCAGATTTTTAATGTTGTACCACTTTCCACGGAAAAGAGCAGCATATGGAGGAATTGGATAGTATAGACTATCTGCGCCGGGGATCTTCGTTAGCACCGCGAATTTGGAAGACTGAGATCGCACTTTTGTCTTGCCGTCATCGCCCACTTGCCTGCCTACGGTGATAAGGAAGTCATCGAGAGGAAAATCTGAATCAAGGAGAGGAATTTTCTCGACATCATCCTTTGTCAATCCTGATTTTCGCCAGTTGCCATATAGAATATATGGTATACTTCCTTTCTTGTCAGCAGGAGAGAAACGGCAATACGCAGCGTTCTTGCGGACCACTCTGACAATTTCCTTCTTGGCATTGAGATACACAATGCTTATGCCGAAGCCGAAATATTTCAGGTCTTCGCAAAGCCCGTAGAAATATCCTGCCATATTGTTTTTCAAAGTGAAATTGTCAACCTCCTTCCGTATGGAATCTTTCGCATTAGAGCAATCATACACGAAGCCACCGCCATAGCATATTTCAGCGTTGAACTGCATGCAAGTGGTGATGGTTTCGTCCTGCTCGACCAGATTAATGATTTCATACGGAAGGAGGTTGTCGCTGCCCCAAGGCATATAGCTATAACCTGGATCTATTCCTACAGGAGCCAGATCAACTTCTTCGCGCCAAACATGATCTGCGTTTACCGTTAGGGCAACAGCAGACTTTCGGCTAATCTCATATACTTCCATTCCTTCCATTACAGGTAAACATTTAGGTTGTTAATTGACATAATAAGGCAGTCGCGGCATTGTCTTATTTGCCTTGAACGTTGCAGTCGGCATTTCCTTGTACCAGTAGCGACGTTATACGAGATGCTTATTGCATCGCGCCATCGCTCAACCTTACCGTCACGAGTTAGTAACACAAGGTCGCAAGGATCGCCAGAGTTGAGCATTGCCCTCATTGTTGATATGTGAACACCGTTAGCCATATGCGTTATCGTAAACGTTATTAAATATCTTTGTGACAGATCCGGAGTAGCGTACTGGTCTGTCATCCGTAAGCTTATATGTGAACTTCACGGCGTTGACAGTACCGATTTCATTCGCTTTCTCCCAAGTGGAATCCGTAACGATTACAGGTTTCATACTTCTGAATATCCATGCCGTAACTGTCTTAGCCAGAAGCAAAGAAGTTACTGTTTCTTCCATGAACGTTGGAAGAGCTGCGCTTTGCAACTGGAACGACTGTTCGACTGTCGCATCATACTTAATGCGTGAATGTCCTGAAACTGCTACAGCTTGCGTATAGCTGTTGATTTCCTTGATTGCCCCCGGCAATGCGATTGTCTCAGGGAAACCAAACTCATTTTTGAAGCTGAAGAAATTTACCAGTTCCGTATCTTCAGAACATACAACATACGATACGACTCTGTTGCCCAGTTCCATGCGGAAAGAAAGAATTTCCTTCACGTTCTGATTGACTGCTTTAGCAGCCAGAAGCAGGGAATTGTACGAGAATGTAAGAGAATTAGCATAGACCGCTATGCCAGTGAGGTCTATATTCTCTTCAATTGTCACCAGTTTTGTAGTGCCGTCGTTCAACAAACACGCTGCAAACGTCTTCAACGTCTTTATATTATTTGGAATATTCTCGGCTTCCACGTTCAGGAATCCCACGGACTCCCCTAATGGAGAAGTTTTGTATAAAATCTTCTTGTCTGACGAAACAAGGAAGAAGTCGTTGATGTCATCCACGCTCTGACCTGTCACCATGCTTGCATAGAAGATTTTGAACGTAACTTCATCTTCTTGATCATCCCATATAACATCAGAGTCCTGCACAGTTGCGGTGACTGAACAGTTACAGAAAACGAGACCATGACGATCCATAAACGTCTTGGCAAGGTCTGCCACATCATACAGAACCATGCCATTCTCGCTAGTGAAATAATACTGGTTAATTGGAGTTTCTGAAGTCGCATCACCATCAGAGAGTACGACTTGGATAAGAACCTTATCCGCTGCCGTACTCACCTCGATGTCCGGGATGTCCGGTAAGAAGTACATCGATGATGTGACATTACCTATATCAACTGTTACCATACATCTGCAAATATAGCTTAGTCAAGACTAAGACCAAAAGACAAAAGAAGGAGCTTGAAAAGCAAGCCCCTAGTCACATCCCCCTACCATATATCCACCTGTATCATATATCGGGAACTTCTCGCAGCCAATGAACACGGTATCGAAAGCGTCGGTGCCGTCAGTTCTATGTTCGAGAAGGTCTTCTTCTGTTTCATCATCTTTTTCTTTCGACTTGTCCTTTTTGAATCCGTTGCGTCCACGCTGCACTCTGGCTGCTTGGATGGCAAGTATCAGATCCTCGTTGTTCTGCCTGTTGAAATGAGGTTGCAACCTCTGCCGACCTTCGAAGGCACGGTTTATAAGGAGATACTTTATCTGATGCTTCATAGGATTTCCTATATAAACCATTTCAACATCCCAACCGTGCTTCTTAAATTCATGCTCGATAACCCAAGCGAAATCTTGTTCATTCACGGCGTAGTTAGAACCAAGTGCCGTGGCATCGTAATATACGATGACCTTCTTGCGAGCATGATGCTTGTAGTATTCGCAGAAGTTCTCAATGAGCTTTGGTATCTTGAACTGGAATTTTACAAAAAACGACTTTATGATGTTCAGCCTACTGCCTACTGGCTGAGCAGCTACTAACCAGTTGATGTTTGCGTTGTAATCCATTCCAATGCAAATAGGCTCGTCAGGCAGGAGGTCTTTGTCTGCCCGACTATCCAGAGCCGACTCATCAATATCCGTTCCCAGACCGAGACTGTCGAGATAGTCAAGGTCTGAGCAGTTGTAATACAAGCTTTCTTTTAGCGAAGAATAGAAACCGTCTTTAGCGATTCCTATTCTTTTGCATAGGATAGAAGTCTGAAAAGTCAGAGGCGTTAAGTCTCTCTTCATTTGCTTGATGTAATTCTCACCAAGCAACTGAAGGTTCTCTATACTTGAATATTCCTTATAGTAAACAGCTACAGATCGCATTTGGTTGAGACTCTTATCGAGCCATCTGAGTTGCGTTCTAAGACGGCGCGGAACATCTTTCTTTTCTTTCCGGAGCTGACGGATTCGTTTTTTCAACTCCCAGATTTCCGCGATGGTAGCCTTGATGCACTCGATAAGATCCTTATCCATCTTATCCTCATAATGAAGAAACCATGAGCCTTTCTTAGTCTGAGGCATATCAGACAGGATCATGAGCGAGTGATTAAACGAGTGTTTTCCGAAGTAGCTTTTGATTCCACCATTAGCAGGAAGAGTTTCTTCCTTCAGTTTCTCGTAGTCAATGAACTTTGCTTCATCGACTAAGAGCCATGACAAAGTGAGAGAGTTTGAAGATCCTGGTCTGTCCTGCGATATAAGGATAGCTACAGAGCCATTGTAGAAGGATATTACATGCTCGTAAGATACTGGCTCTGTTATAGGCTTACGGAAATACTTAGGAGGGCGTTTGCCTATCACATAATGCACATCCTTAATGAACCCCCATCGCTTCCATGCAGCGAGCAACCCCGGTATTGTGTTCGTCAACCCGTGTTTGTACGTAGGGACGACTATACCGCCAGTAGATCCTGGCATTCGTTGCATATTCCTCAGAACGAAGGGAGCAGCGATCGAATCTGTTTTCCCAGTTCGACGTCCGGCGACGATGACTGTTGTATTCGCGCCAATTAGCTGCGTAAGCCTCTGAGGATCGTTAAAGTAAACTTTCTTAAACTCCTTCATCATCGTCCTCCTCTATAGTTTCGTAGTCATCAAATAACTCTTCCTCTTCCA